TAAATGTGATAAAGGTAGAATTGAAATAAAAGGAACACCAATGGTACTTGTTGGAGAATTAGGAACAGCAATACAGACTGTATATAGAGCAATGCTTAATACAGGTATTGATAAGGTATTTGCTGAAGAAAGAATTAAGAAAGCCTGTGAGCTGGCACTTTTAACAGACAAAGAGCAGGAAGAGGTATCGAAAGACCTTGATAAAAAAATAGATGAAAAGTTGGATAAATTGGCTAATGCAATATTAAAGGAACTTTTTGAGGGAGGTAGTAATGATGGTCAATAGAGATTGTATTATGATTAATCTGGAGCAGAAAGATTGTAAGGGGCTTATTGAGTTATATTGTGCCAAGGAGGACAAGCCGTGTCCGTTCTATAAGTCGGCGGATAAATACAATAGAGATGGCAGCAGAAGGAGGAAGGCAAATGAAAAGACTTACAAGTAATAAAAATACATCTGATATGTCTATGATTGAACTGGCACATAATAGTTGCTATATAGATAATAAGCGTAATGCAAGATACAGAGATTACAATTTAGACATTGACAGTAGGCAGCTTGCAAGAAGTCTTATGAAAGATATTTGCAATGTAGATTTAACTGATTTATCAGATGAAGAATTTGAGGAATATATGGGTTCTATGCTTTCAGTAGAAATAGATAGTACAGTAGGACTTCTGGCATTGTTTTATCGTAATTTATGGGCGATAGCTGATTTAAGAGAAAAACTGAAAGAATATGAGGACTTAGAGGAACAGGGCAGACTTGTCAAGTTACCTTGTAAAATCAGAGATGATGTTTATTTTGTTCCTAGTCAGGTCAATTACAAGCTGAACATATTAAATAGGCATAGTGAAAATAACAAAGTCTATCATCAGAAAGTAGAGAATTTCGTACTGACAAGGCGCGGCTGGTACTTAGAGTGTGATCAGGATGTTAAGTATGGAACAGAACATATTTTAACAGATAGGTTCTTTAATGAAACTTGGTTTCTGACAAAATCCGAAGCCGAAGCAAAACTGAAAGAATTGAGAGGTAAGAATGAATAAAAGAAAAGCAATATCTAAAAAAGTGAGACAATCTGTATATCTCATGTATAACGGACATTGTGCTTATTGTGGTACAGAAATAGCTTACAAAGATATGCAGGTAGACCATGCAACACCGCTTAGGATAGGTGGAGCAGACGACATTTCAAATTACATGCCAGCTTGTAGGAGCTGCAACCACTATAAAGCCACTTTAGATGTCGAGGGATTTCGAAAGTATCTTTCAAAAATACATAAAAGGCTTATGCGTGACAGCATACCTTATCAAGTGGCGGAGCGGTTTGGTATAGTAAAGCATATGTCGGATAATGTGAAGTTTTATTTTGAGAAAGTAGAAGGAGACGATTATGTGGAAAATAACAAAGAAAGACGGTATTGCAGTGGAGATAGAGAGGTGTCCGGATGAGCAGAAGACGACATAAGCACCTGAATGAATATACATGCTGTGAGCAGTGTTCTAAGAGCATGGCAGCAGTCGGAACATATACATGTAACAATAAGACAGTTATAGAGAACTACATGCCAGCGGAAGATTACTTCTGGTGTGATGGAGAGATGTTTATCAGGAGGGAGTATGAACGATTTAATCAGCAGAGAACAGCTTATAAACAAGCTAAATAGTACAGGAACAAATATCACATTTGATATTCCCGTGGAAGAAATATTGGGAGAAAATGTTGATTTAGACGATTTTGCCGCATTAATGCAAGATGCAATACAGGCATATAGGAAAATGGTTATAGGTACTATTAAGAATATGCCTACAGCATATGATACTAACAAGATTTTGGAACAGTTAGAAGAGGAAAAAGAACTATCATATGCTGATTTTGATAGATATGTTAAAGAGGTCAGTTCTTATCTTGATGCTGAATGCGATGACTTTTTTCATATTGGGATTGAAAGGGCAATTAGGATAATAAAGGTAGGTGATTTACGATGTTGACATTACCAATCCAGAGGAAGTGGTTTGATATGATTCTTTCAGGCGAGAAGAAAGAAGAGTATCTGGATATAAAAGAATACTATGAGACAAGATTTCAGAATCTGTTCGGAGCAATAACTATATATCCATCAAGTTTCTTTTCAGATAGAAGCAAATATGAACTGTTGCAAGGAGAGGCAGTACCAGAGGAGATAAGGAAAGACAGGGTTCAGGAGATTATTTTTCGTAATGGTTATTCCAAGAATTCTAAAGCAATAAAAGCAAGATGTAGATTATGGATTGGAAAAGGTAGACCAAAGTGGGGCGCTACGCCAGGCAAACAGTATTATGTTTTAGAAATCCTGAGTGTTGAAAAACTGGCAGCAGATGAGAAGAGGGTAGGTGATGAATAACTTGAAAAATGACAATATAAAAGACCTCCTTAAGCAGTACAGTGATTTGATTAAGGAGAAACAGGAAATACAGGCCGCGATTGATAAGATACAAAGAGAACTTGATAAAATGGAAGCTGAAGGGTATACGGAAAAGGACAGCGTTACCGGTGGAGATGGAGGTAAGCAGCATTTTGTTGTAGAAGGCTTCCCTTATCCGGCATATTCACGGAAGAGAACACTTCTTTTAGTGCGACAGCGGCAGCAGATAGACATTAAAGAGAAGATAGATACGCAGATAAACCTCATAGAACAATGTATTAATCAAATTGACAATAGCAGAATGCGGAGGCTTATAACATTAAGATACATAGAAGGTTTATCTTGGGTGCAGGTAGCAAGAAAGATGGGAAAACACCACACAGCAGATAGTTGTAGAATGGCAGTAGAAAGATTCTTATCAAAAATTTAAAGTTTGTTCGCTCTGTTCGTTTTGTCTGTGTTAATATCTAAACTGGACATGATGGACAGCATGATTTCTCCATTATTAAATATTAATACCCCCGGTAAGACACTGGCTTAAGGCTGGTGTCTTTTTTGTATGCCAAGAAAGGAGCTGATTGTGTGAGATTAACAGATAAACAACGGAAATTCTGTGATGAATACCTTATAGACCTTAATGCCACACAAGCGGCTATTAGGGCGGGGTATACAGAAAAGTATGCAAATACAAATGCATCAAAATTACTACAAAATACTACAATTTCACAGTACATAGGAGAGAGACAAAAAGAACTATCGCGCAAGACAGAGATTACTCAGGAGCGAGTAATCAGGGAACTTGCACTGATAGCTTTTTCTAATACAGCAGATTATGCACATGTAGTCGAGAAGAAGATGAAAGCAGAAGTAGGTGGTATACTTGTGGATATACTGAATGAGGACGGCAAACCTGCTACATACAGGACTGTAGAGCCAGTATTGACAGAAGAACTTACAGAAGAACAAAAGCGTGCATTAGCTGTTATTAAGAAAGGACGAGATGGATTAGAGGTCAAGCCATGTGACAAGGTAAGGGCATTGGAGCTTCTTGGCAAGCATCTTGGTATGTTTACAGACAAGATAGAAGCTAATATTAATGATTCTGTAAAAAACGAGCTTGCAGAGCTTCTTGCTCAGCGTAAGGCAAGGGGTGAGCCAGATGCTTCTAAGTGATAAGTATTGGGATTACATAGATACACCGGCAAGAGCAGAATTCCTTGAAGGTTCTACTGCATCAGGTAAGACAACAACGGTTGCTGTGAAGTTTATCATGAATGTAGCAGAATCAGATATGAAGCTGCATGTTATAGCCGGTAATACAACAGGTGTTATTGAAAAGAATATAATCAATGCAGATATGGGATTACTTCAGATATTCCCTAATTTGGAATACTGTGGAAACGGTGATAAAGAGAATAAACTTCCACATATTAAATTCAAAACTGGCAGCAGTACAAAGATAATATATATTCTTGGTTACGATAATGCCAGCAAGTGGAAGAATGCCTTGGGTTCACAGTTTGGATGTGTGTGGGTAGATGAGTGCAATACAGCTAACATAGACTTCATACGAGAGATATTCGGACGAAGTGAATATTTTGTTGGCACTCTTAATCCAGATGCACCTACATTACCCATATACAGCGAATATATTAATCACGCAAGACCGATTGATAAGTATAAGGCAGATGTGCCGGAAGAGATATGGAAGGACCTTAACGGTTGTGAGCCTATTAAAGACTGGGTATATTGGTTCTTCACATTTGAAGATAATATATCCATGACACCAGAGAAGATAGAACAGAAAAAAATGAGCTATCCTCCCGGTACCAAGATATATAAAAACAAGATATTGGGATTAAGAGGCAAGGCTACAGGCCTTGTCTTTTCTAATTTCTGCAGGCGGCATGTTATTACTAAAGAACAGGCTAAGGCATTTATTAAGCGAGAATATGACGACAAGCAGACAGAATGGTTTGTAATATATACAAGCGGTCTGGATACGGCATATTCAACCAAGAGTCCTGATACTATTGCAATGTCATTTATGGGAATAACCAACAAAGGCAAATTGATAGTGCTGGATGAAAAGGTATATAACAATGCGGCTCTTGATATACCAATAGCTCCAAGCGATACAGTAAGGAATTACATAGACTTCCTGGAACGCAACAGAAAAGAATGGGGCGGCATGGCAAAGAACACCTTTATTGATAACGCTGATCAGGCGACAATAACAGAATTTGCCAAGTATAAGAGAGAGCATCACGAATGCCTGTATATATTCAATAATGCGTACAAGAAAGTAACAATAATAGACAGAATAAACCTGCAGCTTGGCTGGATGTCCTTTAACGACGAAAAGGGCAAAGAGCCAAGTTATTATGTTGTAGATACATGCACGAACTACACAGGGGAACTGCAGGTATACAGTTGGCTGGAAGATAAAGACTGTGAGCCGGAAGATGGAAATGATCATATGGTTAACAGTACGCAATATGGCTGGATACCATACAGGGACAAAGTTGGAGTAGAGAACGGATAGGAGAGTGAGAGAGGTGAGCATATTTAATACTATGGCTGATAAGATAAGAGATGGAATAAGGACATGGTTGCGTGTGCAGCCGGCACAGAGAGGAATAATTAATATACAGGAAATCTTCGACTTTGAAGGTAATGCCATTAAGAATCAGATATGGTACAGAGGCGTAAGCGAAGAGCTGTCGCAGCTGTATGATCAGGTAGATGGAGATAAGACAAGATTCTGGGCTGCAAAATGCTCTCCTGGATTAGCAATAAGAAAGATACATGTAGGATTACCTGCAATGATGGTTGATATGCTTGCAAGTATTGTTGTTGCAGATATGAACGAGGTAGACGTTGGCAGCAGGCAGTCAGACTGGGATAAGATAGCAGAAGAGAACGATTTTACAGAACTTGTAAAACAGGCAATCTCAGATGCCCTTATTGTTGGAGACGGAGCATTTAAGCTATCTATAGATACAAACCTAAGCCAGTATCCAATCATAGAGTTTTATCCTGGCGACAGGGTAGAGATAATAAGAGAACGCGGCAGAGTGAAAGAGGTTGTGTTTAAGACAGTATATACAGTTAAGAATCAAGAGTACATTCTGCTTGAAACATACGGCAAAGGCTATATCACATATATGCTCACAAGAGATAATAAAGAATGTGATATCAGCACTGTGCCGGAGCTTGCAGGTTTAAGACCAGTAACATGGGAAGATAAAAGCTTTATGATGGCCATACCGCTTATGTTCTATAAATCAGCGAAGTTTAAAGGTAGAGGTAAAAGTATCTATGACAGTAAGATAGATGAATTTGATGCACTGGATGAAGCATGGAGCCAGTGGATGGATGCCTTAAGACATAACCGTACAAAGGAATATATACCCGAGAATTTACTTCCTCGAAATCCAAGTGATGGAGCTGTTATGCTGCCAAATTCATTTGACAACGCTTATATACAGTATTCGTCTCCTATGGCAGAAGGTGCAAATTATAAGATTGAAAGAGAACAGAGTGAAATACCACATGAAGGGTATCTTGCTACATATATCACGGCATTGGACCTTTGCTTACAGGGAATCATGAGCCCTTCTACATTGGGAATAGATGTAAAGAAGCTTGATAATGCAGAAGCACAAAGGGAGAAGGAAAAAGCAACGCTGTACAGTAGAAACAATATTGTAAATCAGCTCCAGAAGGTTCTTCCGAAGCTTGTAAAAATGACATTGCAGGCGATAGATACACTTAATAATTCAACAACACAGGACATTGATGTTGATGTGACATTTGGTGAATATGCGAATCCTAGCTTTGAGAGCCAGGTTGAGACAGTGAGCAAAGCCAAGCAGGGAGGCATTATGAGTGTAGAAGCGTCCATTGATGAGCTGTATGGAGATACCAAGGATGATGACTGGAAACAGGAAGAGGTTGCAAGGCTTAAGGCTGAACAGGGGATATCTGATATGGAAGAACCGGCACTTAATATGGAATCAGATGGCTTTGAAGTGGACTTTTAATGAGGTAGCCTATGTTAAATACAGACTATGATATAGAGAAAGCCTTTAAAGCTATAGAAGATGAGCTGATTGCTTCCATGATGCGTAATCTTGCAAGCCATAGAGCAGAAGAGACAGATATGGGGTTTAACTGGTCACAGTGGCAGGTAGAGCAGCTTAAAGCTTTGGAAAGGTATAAAGCACAGAATAAAAAGAAGTTCACGAAGTCATTTAGCAATATAAATGATTCTATTGAAGCAATGATATTTGCTGCCAGACAGGAAGGCGGTACAGAACAGGAACAGAAGATATTAAGGGCCTTGAAGAAAGGTTTGAAAGCATCTAAGGTGTCACAGGGCGCTGAAGGTGCTTTTTTCAGGCTTAATACCAGGAAACTGGAAGCTCTGATAAAAGCCACAAAGAATGATTTTGGTACAGCAGAGAAGGCAATGCACAGGATGTCCGAAGACAAATACAGACAGATAATATTTAATGCACAGGTATATGCAAATACAGGCGCAGGAACATATGAGAAGGCTGTAGATATGGCCACAAAGGATTTTCTTAAGGCTGGTATTAACTGCATAGAATATTCTAATGGTGCAAGGCATACAGTAAAGGATTATGCCAAGATGGCAATTCAGACAGCCAGCAAGCGCGCCTATTTGACCGGAGAAGGCGAAATGAGACAATCATGGGGAATTAGTACAGTTATCATGAATAAGCGTGCTAATGCCTGTCCTAAGTGCCTTCCATTTGTTGGTAAGGTGCTTATAGATGATGTGTGGAGTGGAGGTAAGGCATCGGATGGCCCTTATCCACTTATGTCTTCTGCTATGGCAGCAGGGCTTTACCATCCTAACTGCAAAGATGTACATACAACATATTTTCCTGAACTAGATGATGAGCCTGACAGCATGTTTTCCAAGAAAGAACTTGAGCAGGTTAAGGAAGATTACAGGCAGGACCAGAAGCAGCAGTATGCAGGCAGAATGGCGGAGCAGTATGGCAGGCTGTCAGAATTTTCATTAGATCTGGATAATCAGAAAATGTACGCTGATAAGAAAGAACAGTGGGAGAATGAAGTATTAAAACAGAAAAATAGAGGCAAAAAGGTTATAATAACGGAGCAGGCAATAGATAAAGTAAATGAAATTAATCCTAAGGGTTTTACTTCGGATAATAATAAATTTATAAAAGAGGTACATAGGGATTTACTTAAAGTTGCAAAGGAAGAAAATAATAGTAATGAAGTTGCATGTGTAGTAGATTTAATAGCAAATAAAAAAACTAAGTTTATAAAAGGTGAAAGGCACGAGGTAGATATATATTCTGATTCAGATATGTTCCATCTATTGCATTCGGCAAAAGATAATTCTTTAGTATTATGTCATAACCATCCTGGGTCAACAGATTTTTCAGCAAATGATATTGGGGTATTTATGCGACACGACACAATAAAGACTATGACTATAGTGACAAACCAAGGACATGTACGATATATTTCAAAAGGCGAACATTTTGATTATAATGGAACGGTTGAATTGATGAAAGACTGTCAGGAAAAATGTGGGAATAATATTGATAAATGTATTGATTTGTTTTTGAAAAAATGCTATTCTGTTGGTATACAAAGAGGGTAATATTTAGGTAGGAGGTATTTTAATGGATGGTATATTAGACGGAAAACCGGGAATGACAATGGATGAATTGATTGCATTATTGGAAAAAGGACCAATAAAAGCAGAAGGCAATAACGAAGATAAAGCAGAAGTAAAAGAAAACAAATAACAGCCACCAGTCGAGAGATTGGTGGTATTTTTATACCCAATTTTAAGAAAGAGAGGATTTAAAAATGAAGGATTATATTGGAGTAAAAGTGGTGGCAGCAGAGCCAATGAGCAGGGGCGAATACAATGAATACAGAGGGTGGAAGATACCAAGTGACGAGAATCCAGAAGATGAAGGCTATCATATAAGATATTCTGATGGATATGAAAGTTGGTGTCCTAAGAAACAATTTAATGAAGCGTATAGAAAATGTGACAATATGACATTTGGAATTGCTATTGAGGCCATGAAAAAAGGTAATAAGGTAGCAAGAAGAGGTTGGAACGGAAAAGGAATGTTTGTTGTATATCAGAAAGCATATCCGAATGGAATCCCCTGCAATAAGCAAACAGCGGAAGCATGGGGGTTAAACGAAGGCGATTTGTTTATATGTAACCCATATTTTCAGATAAAAAATGTGGATGGTTCACATTCAATGTGGGTTCCAAGTATTAACGATTGTCTCGCTGAAGATTGGATTATAGTAGAATAGTCCAAAGTTGCACCAGTGCAACACAATTTAATATTAGTTATTAAGCACACATGGCAAATAAGCTGTGTGTGCCTATTTTTTTTATGCCCAAAACTTAATGGCACTAAACTTTAGGGAAATGGGAAATGCCGACGGGCGGTAAACGGAAGAAAGGAGATAGAGTGATGAGAAAGACATTACCTATGAATTTACAGTTCTTCGCAGAGGGCGGAGATGGTAACGGCGACCAGAACGCTGGAAGTAACAATAATGGACAGGCAGGACAGCAGAGTGGTCAGAATAATCAGCAGACAGCTGGTGTTGATTATGACAAAATACAGGCAATGCTGGATAATGCAACGGCCAAGAAAGAGAATGCTGTGCTTAAAAGCTATTTTCAGCAGCAGGGATTATCAGAAGATGAGATAAGTCAGGCTATTGCAACATTTAAGCAGAATAAGCAGCAGCTGACAGAACAGCAGCAGAACGCTAATGCTAATCTTCAGAATGAAGTGGCAGCTGCACAGAAGGTTGCTGAACAGGCTCAGATTGAGCTTGCAGCTACAAAGGTAGCAATGACACTTGGTATAGAAGCTAAGACACTTCCCTATGTGCTTAAGATGGCTGATTTCAGCAAGGTAAAGGGTGTGGATGGAAAGGTGTCTGAAGATAATATCAAAGCTTCACTTGAGCAGGTACTTAAAGATGTACCAGCACTTAAGCCAAGTATGGAGAACAATGCTGGCTTCCAGATTGGTGCTCCTGGTAACAATGGAAATGGCAATCCGGGTAATGATGATGCGATAAGAAAGTTATTCGGATTAAAGCCAAAGCAGTAAAGAAAGGAATAGGATTATATGAATAATATCGAATTATCTACAATATACCTTCCAATACTTGATGAGGTGTATAAGGAAGGTGCAAAGACCTCAGTATTAGATGGTGATGAAACAACAGTAAGAAAAGGCAATAACGGTGAAATCAAGATTGCGAAGCTTGATATGGATGCACTTGGTGATTTTGATAGAAAGTCAGGTTATACAAAGGGTTCAACTTCACTTACATGGGAAACAGTTAAGTACGATAAGGAACGTTCACAGGATTTAAGAATCGACCGTCTTGATAATGATGAAACACTTGCACAGCCATTTGCCAAGTTATCAAGCGAATTCTTAAGAACAAAGGTTATTCCGGAAACAGATGCCGCGCGTATTGCTAAAATCTGTGGAACTAAGGATATAACAGTAAAGGAAGAGAATATTGAAACAGGAGCTGAATTAATAACAGCGTTAAGAGCTTGTGCTAATAAGATGGATGAGGATGAAGTTCCTATGGAATCACGTATTTTATTCATCACACCTACATTAGCTTCTCTTGCGGACGATATGGATACAACTAAATCAAGAGAAGTACTTAAGAGATTTTCTCAGATCATATCAGTTCCACAGTCACGTATGTACACATCAATAACCCTTCATGATGGTAAGAATTCATATGGATATGAAAAGACTAAGGCAGCTTATACATTATCAAAGGATACATCACCACAGCCGGGTAAGACTTATTACACAAAAGAAAGTGAGGGCAATTATAAGGCTGTTAGTAGTCCAAGTGGAACACAGGTTGAAAATTACGAGATGACAACTAAGCCGGCTAAGAATGTTAACTTCTTATGTGTAGAGAAGTCTGCAGCTGTAACAGCTATGGATCAGTATATTAAGTACTTTAGTCCAGATCAGGACCAGGATGGCGATAGTCATGTATTCAAGTATCGTAATAATAATCTTTATGGCCATGTATATGAGAATAAGACCGCTGGGGTATATGTATCACATAAGGATAATTAAGGAGGAATCATTATGGCAGATACAGTAATTGGATTGACCTTTGAACCAAAGGTTATTAGGTCAAAGAAAACAGGTAAGGCAAAGGAAGACAAGCCCAAGGAAGAGAAAGTAACAGCAGATGAACCAAAGGAAGATAGGACAGAATAGGCGGTGGTCTTATGGTATATGCAAGTAAAGAACAGTACCTGAGCGAGCATAATCTTATCCCGGATGAACAGATAGAACGAAGATTAAAGCAGGCGAGCCGTCATATCGACTCGCTTACTTTTAATCGTATAACATCAAGAGGCTTTGATAATCTGACAGAGTTCCAGCAGGCAATAGTCATAGACGTATGCTGTGATATGGCTGATTTTGAGTATGAGAATGAAGACATGATTAATTGTGTCTTACAGAATTATGCTGTAAATGGAGTATCTATGCAGTTTGGCAGCAGTTGGAATGTCCTTGTACAGAATGGAATTGCTATAAAGCGTGATACATATCAGATACTCTGTCAGACTGGCTTGTGCTGCTTAAGTCTGGGGGTGTGAGTATGAAGTACCCATGTTTAATATTAAAGAGCATGTGTAAGACAGAGATACACCTTGAGATAACGCAAGAAGGCAGGAATGTCTATGGAGAACCTCTTGAGCCTGTTATATGGGATGGCTTATGTAACTATCAGGACAGCGGTAAGACAGTATTAACGGCAGAAAAGGCACTTATACAGCTTGAAGGATGCGCTTTAATACCCGGAGATCTTGCACCAGAACTTCCGGTAATTACAAGTGGTGATATAACCGTTTATGGAGTTACAAGGCATATATACAAGGGTACAAAGTGCCGTAATCCGGATGGTACGGTTAATTATGTAAGATTGGATGTGACGTAATGGCTAGGAATGTGAAATCTACAGTGAAGCTTAATATGCCTATGGTAAGGAAGCTTACGGCAGCAGCAAAAGAGTCAGTTGCGCAAACAGCAGAAGCAATACATACAGATGTTGTTCAGAGCCAGGTTATACCGAGGGATACAGGAACATTACAGAATGAAAGCACATTTGTTGATTTATCTGATATAGGTCAGGGAAAAGCATATCTTGTGTCTAGTACACCATACGCCAGACGGCTGTATTACCATCCGGAATACAACTTCCATCAGACACCGTGGACAGATGATAAAGGCAAGAAACATGAAGGAAATGCAAATGCTAAAGGCAGATGGCTTGATGACTACATGAAAGGTGGTAAGAAGCAGAATCTTGCACCTAAAGCATTTGGAAAGTTTTATAAAAAGAATGCGGGGTTGTGATGTTAGGATGTTAGGAATAGGTGATGTGAGAGACCTTATAGCAGGTCTTGGAATAGCGGCTGATGACCATGTATATTGTGGAAAGCTTGATGATAAGAAAGATAAGAGCATAGGTGTATACCATCTTAACAGGGGAGATAATGTTCAGATGGCTGTTGGGGGTATACAGAACAGCTCTTACGCTGTCAAATCCATAAGTATACTGATTCATTGGAATAAAAGTGTCAGGGAGACTGAAAAAGTCTCACAGGAGCTTTACGACAAGCTCAGAGATATGAAACATGTAAACATTAATGACACAAATATTCTGTTTACAGAAATGTTAGTATCAGCACCGATTGAAGTTGATACAGACGATAAAGGAATATTTGAAATGGTCATAGAACTTAAATTTTACTATGAAAGGTAGGTAAAGATATGGGACAGAATACAAAGATAGCTGGATATAATGCGGAAGCAACACCATTAACAGGTGTTAATCCGGTGCATACAATTCAGTTTGGAATATGTATAACTGGAAGAAAGAATGCAGACACGCCAGAAACAGTAGAAACAAAGGTCGTAAAAGATGCAGAGAGTTTAAGTGTATCTGTAGATGGAACTATCGAAGAATGGAGTCCAATGGATCAGAAAGGCTGGGTAAGAAGGCTTATGACAGGTAAGTCGCTTAGCATGTCTTTCGGGGGCAAGCGTAACTATGGTGATGAAGGAAATGATTATGTGGCAAGCCTTTTCATGAAGACAGGACAGGATTGCAACACATGGGTATCTGTTATATTCCCTAACCTTGACCAGCTTCTTATACCGGCAGTAATCAATGTTACATCTCTTGGTGGAGATTCTACAAGCATTGATGCACTTGAATGGGAAGCACAGTCTGACGGTAAGCCGACATATATAGCATATGTAGCAGCTTAAAGAAAGAAGAGGATATGAATAATGGCAAAAACAGATTTTAAAGTAATTGATATATCTATGAAGATTACGAACCAGTTACCTATGATTCGTATTACAGAAGATTTGGTTGTTACTGTTAATAACAGAAAGAGTACAATTCTTAATATACAGGCTATGGCACAGGAAGCAGAAAGCAAGGAAAACAAGGACGATATGGCATTTATGATTAAAGGCCTTGAAATGCTTGTAGGAAAAGATGCTTCAGATAAGATTGAGGCGTTAGACCTTCCTATACCAGAATATAAGGAAATGTATAATACAATCATGCAGGTTGCTATGGGAACGTACGGCGAGGAGCAGACACCCTCAGCATGAGGCATATTATGACCTATGGGATGATTGGGAGCTGATAGAAGCCAGCTTCCTGTCCCAGTATGGCATACGATTGCGAACAGAAGATGATATGTCATGGGCTGAATTCTGTTCTTTATTGTCAGGAATAATGCCTGAAACACCACTCGGAAGAATTGTGGGAATCAGAGCAGAAAAAGACCCTAAAATTATAAAGGAATTCACTAAGGAGCAGAAGAAAATCCGTAATGATTGGATATTAAGAAGAAATAGAAAATTAATGGAAGATCCTGCAAATTACAATAAGTATTGGAGTGACTTCCAAAATTGGGCTAAGACCGCTTTCTCTAAGTAGAAAGTGGCCTTTTTTAATGCCGGAAAGGAGGGAGTATGTCGGATGTAGTAGGACAGATAGCCCTGGAACTTGGCATAGACAGTTCACAGATAGTTAATCAGCTTACAGGTGCTTCCAATAAGGCAGCAAAGCAGGCAACATCCATCTTTTCTGGCATGGGAAAGAAGATAGCCGGAGCTTTAAGCATTGCAGCATTTGCTAAATTTACGAAAGACTGCTTAGAAGTTGGTTCTAATGTTACAGAAGTACAGAATGTTGTAGATACGGCATTTAAGGACTTAAGTGGACAGGCAGACCAGTGGGCTTCCAATGCAATGACTAATTTCGGACTATCTGAATTATCTGCTAAGAAGTACATGGGTGTATTTGGCCAGATGAGTAATGCAATGGGTATTACAGGACAGGCTGCACTTGATATGGCAGAAGATGTTACTGGATTAACAGGTGATGTTGCATCATTTTACAATCTTGGTACAGATGAAGCGTATACGAAGCTGAAATCCATCTGGACAGGTGAAACAGAGACGCTTAAGGACCTGGGTGTTGTCATGACTCAGACAAACTTGGACCAGTATGCACTTAATAATGGCTTCGGCAAGACTACGGCTAAGATGACAGAGCAGGAAAAAGTAATGCTCCGTTATCAGTATGTTACTAGTGCACTGTCCAATGCCACAGGAGACTTTGTTAAGACACAGGATTCCTGGGCAAATCAGACGCGAATTTTATCACTCAGATTCGAACAGTTAAAGGCTTCTCTTGGTAAAGGCTTCATAGCATTGTTTACACCTATTCTGCGTGGCTTTAACAACTTGCTGGCAGGATTACAGAAGGTTGCAGATGGCTTTGCCAGCTTTGTGCAAATGCTCACAGGAGCAGATGTATCAACCTCTATGGGCTCGATAAGTTCGGATATAGCTGGTATAGGAGATGATGCATCCAGCGCAGCAGATAATGTAGGTGATATAGGAAGTGCAGCCAAGAAGACTGCTAAAGATATAGAAAAGTCGCTTGCAGGCTTTGACCAAATAAATAAGCTGACAGAGCCAACAGATGATAGTTCTGATTCAAGCGGTAGTACAGGTGGAACATCTTCAGGAATCGGAAGTGTTGACCTTGTACCAGATGTGAGTGGAAGTACATCTAATGCAACATCTGCAATTAGTGATTTTGTAAATAAGGCAAAGAAAGAATTAGATAAACTCCGCAAATGGAGTGTATCGACATTTTCTCCATCTATGTCAAGAATATGGGATGGACTTACAAAAAATACAGATACAGCCAAGAAAAACTTAACAAGTGCGTTTAATGATATAAGAGCATTAGGACCGCCGTTGTTAAATTATTTTAATGGTCCATTTACAAATTATCTTGTAACATGGGTCGATACTAATGGCAGTATATTAAATGGATTATTTGATAGCTTTAATACAGTCTTTTCGGATGTATGGAATAAAGCAGCATATCCTATACTTGCAAATTTTGTTTCTGTTGGATTACCAATGCTGACGGATTTTGCATCCCAGACGCTATCTTTAAATGGAACAATATTTGATACATTTAAAGCATCTTGGAATTCTTTATGGAGCGAAGGTGTAAGTCCAGCCATTGAATCTATATCAAATGTATGGATTGGCTTGGTTAATACAATGGCAGGGGCATAGAACGAATGGGGAGAGCCGATATTTACTGGAATAAAAGCGGCTGTTAAGACTACCGGAGATGTATTCTTAGATATTTGGAATAATATGCTTCAGCCAGTCTGGGAGAATGCTTTAGATGTAATTGATACAGTGTGGAGTGAACATTTACAGCCACTGCTGGCCAATTTCTTGGATTTTGTTGGTGAGATAGTTACATGTGCTACGACAATATATAACAACTTTATTGCACCTGTAGTTGGATTTTTATCTGAACTATTAGGACCAATATTTATAGCTATATTTGATTCTATAGGGAATAAGGTTGGAGTTGTCGTTGGAACCATAGCTGATTTAATGAACGATACAATTACTGTATTTAAAGGAGTTATACAGTTTATTAAGGGTGTTTTCTCTGGTGACTGGGAAGACGCTTGGAATGGTATAGTTACGGCTTTTGATGGCATATTTAGCGGTATTGCTGATATTGCTAAAGGGCCTATTAATATGGTAATTGGATTTATTAACGGACTGATTACAGGTGTTCAATCTGGCATAAATGCAATAGTAAGGTCTGTAAATAAGCTTAGCTTTAAAGTACCAAACTGGGTACCTGGTATAGGTGGCGAAGATTTTGGATTCCATTTACCGGAAGCCGACTTCTCTAAGATTCCATACCTTGCACAAGGCGGATATGTTAAGCCAAACACCCCACAGCTTGCCATGATTGGTGATAACAGACACCAGGGTGAAGTTGTAGCACCAGAGGATAAACTTCTTGATATGGCACAGAAGGCAGCAGCTATGGCATCTAGTGCGGAGTTATTGGCAGAGACTATAAGTATTCTTAAGCAGATACTTAAGATACTTGAAACACAGGACCTTGATATACAGCTTGATGGAAAGAGTCTTAAGAAATATGTGGTTGATAAGATTAACGAGCATACAAAGCAAACAGGAAAATGTGAGATTATAACTTAACAAGGATGTGATGAATTGATACTGAGATGTGACGGGCAGGAGCTTCCGGCTCCTGTCTCCCTAAAAGTGGATGATGAGATTATATGGTCTTCTTCTACAGGACGAGCACTTGACGGAACAATGTTGGGTGATGTTGTCGCTGAAAAGAAGACCTTATCTATTAATTGGGGAATATTGAAGGAAGATGAGATGGCACTTATTAAGAACAAACTCATCGCCGGATTCTTTCCAATAACATTCCATGACGATGGACAGGATATAACAATAACAAGCTATAGAGGTACATTGAGTAAAGAGGTGCTGGGTGATATAGGGGATGGTAACTATTACTACAGAAGTGCCAGTGTATCTATAATACAGCAGTAAGGAGCAGAACATGAAAAAGACAATGACTATTAAACAGATTGATAATAGTGCAACAATGCTTAAAAAATTACAGGGCTTAAGAAAGCATTGGCCTGTAAAAGTAAATTATGCAATTGCAAAGAACCTTAAGACATTGTTAGGAGAAGTAGATATTTTTGTTACACAGAGAACTGAAGTAATACAGAACAATGTGCTTAAAGATGAAAATGGGAATGCTGTCATGGATGGAGATTCTTACCAGTTCCCAGAAGGTAAAGAGCAGGAAGTTGTAAAAGAGATTGATGAGATGTACAACATGGAAACGGATGTTGATGTACATATGATTAAGATGGAAGACATATCTGTATGTGATTCTGACAGCAGATACGACGGAACTACATTAGAGGATATTGCAGCCATTGAATTTATGATCGAGGATTAAGCCTATGTATAATAATGTATCAGAGCAATTTGCGACAACAATTAGATCACCATCGCGAACATTTAACTTACGATTAAAGATAAATGGTAAGTGGATTGACGCTGGCTTTAAAAAGATGAGCTATGAGACCGCTTCCACATCTGATGAGGGTATACAGATAGGTTCGGCTGTTGCAGCTAAGATAGAACTGACAGTAAAAAGAATAAATGAGTTGTTTGAAAACACAGAGATACCTATAGAGATAGGATTGAAACTGCCAAGCGGAAAGTATGAGTATATTCCACTTGGCTTTTTTACTGCAGAACATCCAACGCTTGACCAGGCAACCACAACATTTACGGCTTACGACAGAATGATGAAGACCACAGGTGTATATGTATCTGAATTGACATATCCTGCAAGTGCAGAATCTGTTTTAAAAGAGATAAGTAATGGATGTGGCGTTCCCTGTAATGTATCTGGCTTGAATGGAATAACTATTGATACTGCACCGGTAGGATATACCTATCGTGAGGTTATCGGATATATCGCTTCTTTAGCTGGAGGTTTTGCCTGCGTAGACAGAACCGGCACAATTGTTATTAAGTGGTATGAGGATAATGGCTATACAATAAATGAATCCCGGATAATGACATTTGAAAAGAATGAGAGTGATTACCATTTAGATTATCTCACGTGTAATGTTGACAGTAATACTTCTTTTACATCAGGAATTGGAACTTTGGGAATAACATTTGATAATCCACTTATGACGGAAGAAAAACTTAATTCTGTACATAAGAAAGTAAGAGGATTTGCGTATAGAGGTGCAAGTTTAAAGACGCTGGGAGACATTCGACTGGATCCATGGGATATTGTAACTGTTGAAGAATCAGGGGAGACTTATAAGATTCCGGTTATGAATATAACACAGGAATATGATGGCGGTCTTGCTATGACTATTACAGCTTATGGCAAAACAGAAACTGAAACAGAAACAGATTATAAAGGACCATCTGCTAAGCTTGCAGAACGAATATATGCGGAAATGATGCTTACTAAGGAACTGGTTGCTAAAAAGGTAGATGCAGAATGGGTTAAGGCTAATACTGTACAGGCAGAAACGGTAGTAGCTATAAATAATGAACTAGAGAATATCCGGAATAATTATTTGAAATCTAATATTGCGGAGATTAAATACGCAACGATAGAAAGCCTTAAAGGTGTTTCCGGAGAATTTGAGCAGTTCAAGACAAATGATTTTACTGCAATAATAGGAAAGGTTAATGACCTAACTGTTGGGGTAGAGAAAGTAAATACTCTTATGTTTGGTTCTGCAAGTGGTGGAAGTCTTACGACAGAGTTTTCCAATTCAGTTATAAGCCTTATAGGTGATGCACAGATAAAAAGCGCAATGATAGAAAGCATTGATGCAAAAAAGATAACATCACTTGATGTAAACACTACAAGCGTGAATATACACAGTGAAAGCGGATTGTCACGTTGGAAAGACAACACAATTGTAATCAGCGATGGAACACGCACACGAGTTCAGATTGGAAAAGATGCAAATGCTGATTATAACATGTATGTTTGGGATAAAGCAGGTAATCTGATGTTTGATGCACTTGGACTTACTGAAAAAGGTGTTAAGAGAGAGATAATCCGCAACGACATGGTAAAAGAAGATGCAAATATATCTGCTGGGAAACTGGATATAGCAAGCCTTTTTGATGTTATTAATAACGACGGAAGTCACACGCTTAAATCCAGCAAGATATATGTTGATAGTGATAAACAGACGCTTGATGTTTCTTTTAAATCAATAACTACTAAAACAGACACAGCAGTTACAGCTGCAAATAAGGCAGAACAAAATGCAGGTATGGCGCTTTCTACAGCAAATTCAGCAGACACAAAAGCACAAAGTGTTTTAAATCGTGCAAATGCTGGAGAATTTAAAGGCAACAAAGGCGATAAGGGAGATACTGGAGCGACAGGAAAAGGAGTTTTATCGATTACTCCGCAATATTATCTGTCTACTTCAAACACAACTCAAAGTGGTGGTTCGTGGAGTAATACAAGACCTTCATGGGTTGCAGGAAGATATTACTGGACGAGAGACTACATACAGTGGACAGATGGCAGTGTTACAGCATCTACCCCACAGCTTGCGACAGACCTGAACAATCTTTATTCCTCATTGCAGACGGTAACTAATACAGTATCTTCACAGGGAACACAGTTATCTACAGTACAGGGACAGATAAGTTCTAAAGTGTGGCAACAGGATATAACGACAGCTGTAACTAATCTGCAGATTGGTGGAAGAAACCTGTTCCAGCAATCCGGACATTGGACAACTCTTCCGGATGCCAAGTATTGGTATAGTAACGGAGGGGGAATAACGCTAGATACATCGACAAAATATTTAGGGTACAACACTGTTAAAACAATTGTCGGTTCGGGAATAGTTGGATATAGAAATGACTGGCTTGAGTTAGATATAAATAAAACATATACATACTCAGCGATGGTAAAAACAAGTGTCGCATGTAACGGAGCCAGTACTGTTCCGATCCATTACCATTGTTCAACCGATAAGTCTGGTCCAAATGGCTCTATAGATATATTTGCGTATAGTCAGAATGCACCAGCAAATAAATGGACATTATTATACATAACCTTTAAACCAAAAGCAAAATATTTCAGACCATTTATATATATTGGCGGTAGTTATAATATCACATTTAATATTGCGTATCTAAAGCTTGAAGAAGGGAACAAAGCTACAGACTGGACACCAGCACCAGAGGATATTGACGCGAATATCTCTTCTGTAGAAGGTAAAATAACAACGGTAAGCAATCAGTACACAATACTGAATCAATCGTTTACAAGTCTTAAAGCTACGGTTAACAGTAACACGACAGCAATAAGCAAAAAAGCGGATAATAGTACAGTTACTGAAATTAATAATAGAGTAACAACATTAACGGCAGATTTAAGTGGCATAAAGCAGTCTATTTCAGCAACCTATGTAACTAAAACAGAATACGCAAAAGAAATAGACTGGCTTGGAGACAACATAAATAATGTTGATGATAAAGCCAGTGCGGCCCAGGATTGGTGTCAAACCATAGAGGACAATATAACAGACCATTACTCTACAACTGTACAGATGAATAACGCGATTACGCAAGCTGTTAGTGCGGAAAGTAACAGTATTAAGCTTGAAGTATCAGGAACTTATGCAACTAAAAACGATATAAATAATCTTCAAATCGGTGGAGTTAATAGGTTCATAAAGAGTACTGCAACCATTAATAAGTATATAACAGCCACTGGCACAATAACAGCTGGTGGGAATTACTGGGATTTAACGGACTACATTGATGTATCACAGTGGACACATTATATAGCAAGTGGATGGACTAATCTAGGAAATGCCCCAGCCACATGCTTCTACGATAGCAATAAGAAATTTATCAGTGGTGTTGCTGGCAATAATACTTCTGCAAGACATTCATTACCGATTCCAACAGGCGCGGCGTACATGAGATTTAGTTATGCACATGTAGATACAGATAAGCTAAAAATAGAGAAAGGTACAAAAGCTACAGACTATTCACCGGCACCAGAAGATGTTAATGCTAAATTTAACAATTATGCAACAACGGCAAGCCTGAGTGCATATATAGCAAAAACAGATACAGGAGCATTAAAGAGCTGCATTGAAGCAATTGCAGACGATATTAACTTAACTGCTGGCGGTTCTATTAATATTAGTGGCAACAAGAGTGTTAATATCAGAGGTAATACTTTTTCTCTGGATAGTTCGGGTACAAAAATTTCTAACACCGGATATCTTCAAACTGTCAATGCAAAGCTTGGCGAATGGAATGTAGATAGTAAAGCAATATATTGTGAGACAGCAGACAAAGTGTATACAGCTTATCTACAAAATCCAGACTATGTTGTAGGAAACATAAGAGAAGATGCATGGGTATATTCAGTTCAAAAAAATGGAATAGCGACATTCTATGTAACAAGCGAAGGAGATTTGTATTGCAGATGCTTTTCAACGCCTTACACAACGTATCAGCCGAATTACAGGTGGGCAACATATGAAAACAGCTTAAATACAACGTTATTTATAAGAACATTCCATGGGCCATGTTTAATAATCGCAAATGTAAGCATATGGACAGATGATACAAGTGATTATGGCACAATAAAATGTGGATTGTATTTGGACGGATATTGCGTAACAGAAAATCAACATAGATTAGAGACGACAAATGCAATAGAATTATCAGCAGGGGCGACATATGTATGGTATTTTAGTGACAACGAAGCACATACGCTATCGGGAATAGGTGGAAGCACAAAGAATGGAAAAAAGACAATAACGTACTCTGTACAGGCACTATTTAATAATGATGTTGGATGGGGTACAGGGCAATAATAAATCCGCACAGCGGTAGAAAGAGGTAAATTATGGAAATACAGAAAAATGTAACATTAAATGCATCTATAACAGCAAAGGTAGATGAAAGCGAGACAAATGTTGTTAATATGTATGCAAACATACCACAGCAGGGACAGCCAACGGTAAGTAAGACAGTTGTTAATGTTAAAGGTTATATCGCAAATAAGAAAGCGTGCGATGCAGATGTTGCAACATTTGAAGCAGAAGTATATAAAGCAATAACTGAAAGACAGGAATAAAAAGTTAAAGTTGCACTGGTGCAACGGAAAGGATAAATATGGAAAAATTAAAAGTGATTGTAACAGCGGTGTGGAGCATTATATTAAGTGCTCTGGGAATCTTAGCAGTTCCAGTGTTATTACTGGTAACATGTAATCTAATAGATTATTTCACAGGTGTTGCAGCGTCAAAATTCAGGAAGCAGGAAATTGACAGCTACAAAGGAATAAAAGGAATTGCAAAGAAAATATGTATGTGGCTTTTGGTAGGAGTTGGTGTGATAATAGACCAGCTCCTTTCTTATTCTGCAGGAGTTGTAGGAATAACATTACCTTTTACATTTCTTGTAGCATGTGTCGTAGCAATCTGGCTTATATGCAACGAAATCATAAGCATATTAGAAAATATCAATGACATTGGAGTAACACTTCCACCATTTTTGCAGCCAATAGTGAAGAATCTTAAGTCACAGGTAGAAAAGAAAGCAGATATAGAAGAAAGAGAGGATAAGTAATATGAGAACATTTCCAGTGATTAGCACAAAGTATGAGCATGTAAACAACTTTATTAACACTCTTGCACCAGTGGTGTGCAATGCATGGATTAAATACAGAAGAGAAGAAAAGAAAACAATAAGCCCAGCTGTAATTCTTGCACAGGCTGCTAAAGAATCTGGTTGGAATTTAGGGGCTGCTTCACTTTTTGGAATTAAGGGAAGCGATGCAGAATATGATACAACAGAGTACATAGATGGAGAATATGTAAACATTAAAGATTCCTTTGAAAAGTATCCTGATGTAATGGGTGCTGTATATGGATATCTTGATCTGATGCAGTGGAATAATTATGATGATGCAACAGCAGCAAATACAGTCGAAGGAGAGCTTTATGGTCTTACAAATGCTGTGAACAATACAGACAGAGATGCAGAAGGCAACTGGGTTGGATATAACTATGCAACTGCTCCAGATTACTATGAGACAACACTTGCTATTATTAACGACTTTGACCTTAGAGCATTTAATGATTATGTATGGTCTGTTGTTAATGAAACAGATGATACAGAAGAGATAGAACAGCCTTCAGAAAAACTTAATGAGAGTGTTATTGATGCAATTTACCGTGGTGAGTACGGTAATGGAGAAGAACGCAGACAGAAGCTTGAAGCTGAAGGATACAATTATGCAGACTATCAGGCCGCCATGGAAGCTAAGTATTATCCTAAAGATAATACACCAGCAGAAAGTGAGGAAGAGCCGGAAGAGGAAACATCGCAGGATGCAGAAGAAAGAGTGGCAGTTGTAGAACCAGGAGGAAGTTTCTGCCAGATTGCAAGAGATTACCTTGGAGATGAAGGCAGAGCAGCAGAACTTGCAGAGCATAATGGAATGACACTTGATGATATGCTTTATGCAGGTATGGAGTTAAGACTTCCCAACTAATTATTCGCTTATACAATAGTGTATATCATACTGGATTGCACATATAACAGCATTGTGATAACATATATATAAATAGGTAGGAAGACAGTCAAAATGTGTACAATGAAACAGTGTACACATTTTGTACACAATATGGATTAAATAATGTTGATTTAGAATAAATCAGAATAATCTAATATAAATATGTAAAGCCCTTAAACCTGCATAAATGCTGATAAAAACAGCATGATAATAAACACAAATAAATTGTAAAAATTTGATTTCAAAATTGGGTAATAACCCTATGGTAGGCGCTACTGTTGCTGTAGCTGTTTCCATCGAGGAAGCTGCTAAGAATGGTAAGTTCTAATAAAAATGTATATTAAAACCGTATAATACGGGTTTAAGAGCCTGTCGCATCAATTGGTGCGGCAGGCTCTTTTTAAAAAAC